CTACCTAACTTCACGTCATTCTCAAGCCACGCAATGCGACAGGCCAAGGAACGATCAATCTTCGAAAGCATTACTGGATCGATATCGAGGTTAGGTTTCGCGCAGCTGAAATTTCCAACGTTTTGGCTGCCGCGCATTTGTGACCACATTTCGTGAAACGACCAGTAGTTATTGGCACACTGCGCAGCTAATCCATCAAGCTTCGATATCAGATGGATAGCGTCAATCTCAGCTTCTCGCAGGGCCTGTTCTTGACGAACCCATCGATCTTTTATTATCCCAATCAGACCAGTCACTAGCGCAGCGATCACGCCGCTACCTGCTGCGATTTTGAAAATATCCCCCGACACGAGTCCTTCCATAGCTTTTCAAGCCGCCTCTTTCATTTGATAAAGTACAGCCGCAACTGGGCTTAGGGCCATTCTATCAAGGTCCTCGCAGCACTCGAACGATAGCCGAACAACCGGCTCCCAATCCCGTGTCCAAGCACACGACTCCAACCTCACTCCGAACTCACCCATCAGCCAAGAACGGAACGCCTCTGGCTTGATCAGCGGATCGTCATTGGCAGACTGGCCGCCCTGATGCATGTAGCGATACCGGCGCATCACGCCCTTCACCACGTACTCCAGCTTCTCCCTCTTGCCGGCCGTCATCCGCTTGGACTTCGACATGACCATGCCGAACACCACGCCCTCTGCCGCCTCGTTTATGTCGTCGTCACGGTTGGAGGCGTACATGTATTCCCCGAACACACGTACCTGTGGGTGCAGCTTGGCGATAACCGACTGTATATGCCCGGCCAGTGCGCTGTGCATCGCATGGTTGGCCGTTGGACCTCGTTCCGTGCCCTGCACCACCACGCCGAGCTGAACGACGTCAGAGGACTGGCCAGGAGCCGGAATGTAGGTGCAGTCATGCCACGCCTGACGTGCTGAGTGGATTTTCATGCTGCTGCCCTCTTCAATTCTCTGGTCAGTGCCCGGTACTTGGCTGTCAGGGCTTTCAATTCTTCGATGGTGTACTTTTGCGGCTCGTGCGGACCCTCGAGCCATTCCAAGTTGACGATGCCGATGCGGCGCACCAGCTCGAGCCGGTACTCAACAACGTTGCCGGACTTATGCTGATTGCACGGGACGCACTGCTTGTGGCAGTTCAGCGGCTCGAAGCGCAGCGCAGGGTTGCTCCCGACGGTCCGGTAATGCCCAGCGTCGTACTTGCCTTCGTGATGCCGTCCGCAGCTCACGCATGGCTCGCCCATGTCGCGATGACGGACCCACTCGTTGAACGCCTGCTGGGTGTCCTTCATGTGGTCGCCGCGGGACTTCAGTTTCTCCTTGCGGGCCTTGATTTCTTTGCGCTCGATATCAGCCAGCGCCTTGCGAGCCTGCGGAAGGTTCTCGGCGGGCATGGCAATGGCGCAGGCTGGTCCGCAGACCTTTTGCATCGGGCGCAAAGGCAGGAAAACTTCGGAGCAGTGGGCGCACTTCTTGGCACGTGGAGTGCGCTGGGGAATGCCACTGGCCTTGAGTGGTACCTTGCGTTGCAGTGAGGTGCGCTTCATGCAGCTGCCTCACCGATCAGGTCACCGAAAAAGACGCCCAGCGCCGTGAACTCGGTCAGGATGCGGTCGGTGTACGCGATGCCCTGAGCGCGATTGAACAGGCTGGTGACCGGGAAACCGTCTGGCCCCAACAGCTTGTTGTCGCCCATCAGGTCGAGCTTTTCCTCGTAGCTCAGGTGTTTGGTGGTCCGGTACCAGGCCGCGCGGTAGTCCTCGTCCTCATTGATCAGAATCTGAACGCCATGGTGCAATTTGCAGTACTTGCGCGCCTCGCTGGCGTCGCCGATCTGGGTCATCTCGGATATGCGCTTGTAGAAGGCGAACCACAGGGCGTTCTGGTCGAGCGTGCGGTCCTTGCCCGGGCGGAGCGACACCACGACGAACTTCTTGTCGCGGAACATCGCCGTCATGCGTGTGACGGCTTCGGTGAGCTTGGATTGACAGTTCACGCTGATTTTGTCGGTCATAACTCCGCCCTCTTCGATTGCAATTCCTCGGCCTGCCGCTGGAGCAGCGCGAGGCGTTCGGCCAAATCATTGGCGGCCTTGATCTTCAATTCGTGCCTGCGCCTGGCCGAGGCCTTGCTCATTTCGCGCATGCTGTCTCTCACCGCCTGAAGTTTTTCGCGGACGTCTGGACTCGGGTTGGCAACCTGGCCGGTGATCAAGCCAGCAATGGCCTGGCCGTCCTGCGTGACGGGCACCACGTTCAAATCGGCCAGGTACAACTGCCCGCGCTCTTGCGGGATGCGCTGCATCTGCACGGCTTTGGTGATGGCCTCGACACGGCGATTGGCGTCGAAGCCGACTGAAACCCGCCAACTGACGGCCTTTTGATCATTGCGCGCCTGAGCCACCAGTCGTTCGTAAGCGCTGATGAAGGCCATGCGCGCGCCGATCTTGTCTCCGGCATCCAGGACGGGTTTTGCGGCAGCCAGAGCGAGGTGGATCTCGTCGGTGAGCACGACAGTCTCGTACTCGTCGTTGGTGGTCATGGCGATAGCCCATGCCTCGTCCTTGCCTGGGCGGCCATCGGAAGACTGGACGCGCCGAAGGATGTCAGCCATTGCCAACTTTCCCTTCACTTCGAAACGGCAGGCCTTCAGCGCGGCTTTGACGATCGGCACCGAGTAGGCACACAGGTCTTCAGCCATGATCGCTGCCGTGCCGGGGTTCATTTCCTGACCCATGGCTTCAGCGGTTGCGCAGATGGCGGCCGCTAGTCCTGCAACCTGCTGATCGTTCATTTCAGAGGTATTCATTGCGGTCACCTGCTTGGCGTTTGGCCAGAACCATCTGGGCGGCCTGCTCCGCTGCGGATAGATTCGCCTCGGTCCTTTCCATCTGGCGCGCAGTTGTGCCGTTGACGCGCTGACCGGTTACCCACTGGGTGTGATAACTCTCTGCGTTTGCCAGCAGTTCGTTGAGGCTGTGGCATTTGCGCAGGACGGTGGCATCGCTGGTCTTCAGGAAGTGGGCAGCGACGTGATGAGCGACATCAGCGCCGAGACGGTCGACCAGTTGGCCGAGTTGACCACCGACCTTGGCGTTCCACACTGGCCAAGCGCTGTAACGCTTGCGGTAGGCCATGGCGTAGTTCGCCCAGACCTTGAAGGTTTTGCAGGTTCGATCTTTCGGCCCAGGCATATCGGCAGGAATCTCAACCCGTGGCGTGTCGGCGCGATCGTCAACCACAGCCAAACCGCAGGACTGGCCCGGCTCGCCGGGAGGGTCTTGCAATTCCTGACTTGTACCCTGATTGGTATCCTGATTACTTGTATCCTGATTTGTCGGAGATTTTTCCGACCCTTGCCCGGATTTTTTTCCGACCTTGATCGGATTTTTCTCCGAGGTAGCTCGGATTTTTTTCCGAGCCTTGCCGTCTGGTAGGGTCGGATATTTTTCCGACCCATCGAGCTTCTGATTCCACTCGACGGCCTTCGCTGTCAGACGAAAAAGTGTGATATTTGAAGTGCTGGAAAGCTCAATCAAACCGGCCTCTTCCAGAGCCTTCAACATGCGGTAAGCGGTATCAGGCTTGTCAGTGAGCAGCGGAAGCTCCTCGATGATCTTCGCCTTGCTCAGCGCAAAGAAAATCCCGCCATCGGTCTTGATTGGCTTGGTCCAGCTGGGGCAACCGTAGACGAAGGCAAACAGCAAGGCCTGCTGAGAATTCAGCCCCCACTCCAACGCCTTCACCTGATTGATCGTGACGGTGTACTGCATATCAGGACTTCCCGACCTTTTTGGTCCGGCTCATCAGGCAGCCTTCAGCGATTCGCGCAGCACTTGAAGCGCGTCGATCGCTTCTTGAATGGCTTTGTCGCCCTGGGCTTTTTCGTGCTGGCTGATGTGATTGTCGATAGTGGCGTCGTAGACCAGGCGCTTTACGTCACCCGACTCGGCGGCGAGATGTGCCAAGGCCGCAAGCAGAGGTTTAGGCGCTGGGCGCTGGCGCTCAACGACATCGCAGCCGAACTCGTCAGCAAGCGCCTTAAGCGGCCGCAGATCATTCGTGTGCAGCAGAATCCCGAACAGATGCTCAATGGTCAGGTGATGAGCATCGTTGTCTGGGTTGGCGCGCTGGAGCAGGCTCACGTGAGCGACTCCCATTTTCGCTGCCAGGCTCTTGGCCTCGTTTTCGAGTACTGCGCTCTGGCAGGACCGCAAGAAATTTTCCATTCGTAAAACCTCTGTTCTGTTTCCGTGGCACTCGGTACTGAGGCCGATCAAAATTTGGTCATTGAGGCGGCGAACAAACGGCAGCTTAAGCAGCCATTTCTGCCCATGGAAACGACGGACAAAGGGACTCTTTTTTAAAAGCACCTCCGGTCAAAGCCTCCGCCCGCTTGGCAATCACTGGAGACATCCCATGCTTTTCCCGAACCCACCCAGACACGGTGCTTTGGTCAACTTTGAGCTTTTCAGCGGTAGCCTCTTGGGTGCCGAAGAAGGCAACGAGGTCCTTGTAGATACTGTTCATGCTGCCCCTCCATACGGGAATACCCATATACTAGTTTATGGGAATGCCGATTTGCAAGGATATGGGAGCACCCGTAATACTCGCTGCATGGAATTTAAAGACCGGTTAAAGGCCGCAAGGCGGCACGCAAAGCTCAACCAAGGTGAACTGGCTGTCCGCGCTGGCATTACGCAGACGTCTATCTCCGACTTGGAGCGCGGTAAATCGAAAGCCACGGCGCACGTCGCGAAACTCGCAGACGCATGCGGCGTACGCGCGCTGTGGCTGTCTGACGGCAAGGGCGAAATGACGGTCGCGAGTAATCAAAGCGAGCCCTCCAACGTTGCGATAATCGCCCAGCCAGAGCAGATGCACCGCTACCCGGTAGTTAGCTGGGTGACAGCAGGCGCCTGGTCTGAAGCGGTGCAGCCATTCCCGGACGGCTTCTCAGATCGGTACGACATCTCGGACTACAAGGCGAAAGGCCCGGCGTTCTGGCTGGAGGTAAAGGGCGATTCAATGACGTCAACGTCTGCCCCCTCAATACCAGAGGGTTCGCAGATCCTGGTCGATACAGAAGCTGATGTCCGCCCAGGGAAGCTGGTGATCGCGAAGCTGTCAGGCAGCAACGAGGCAACGTTCAAGAAGCTGGTGGAGGATGGCGGCATCAGATACTTGAAGCCGCTGAACCCGGCCTACCCTACCGTGCAGTGCTCAGACGACTGCAAGATCATTGGTGTGGTGGTCAGGTCGCTGACGAAATTTGCTTGATCGGCCGGATTATCTGGCGTGACAGAGATTTGTAGGAGTACCAGTCATGGGATTGACGAAGCCGAATCAGGAACTCGCACGCGACCTCCAAGGCCTCGCTGCAGATTTCAAATGGTCAGCGGTGGAGCTGATGCGGATCGCGGAACGATTGAGCCTGGCGGGCAATGAGGCTGATGCTCAGGCCATCTTCAAGATGATCACGGTGCTCCACGCTGGAGAGGACAAGCTGGCTGGGTACGCTGACGAGGTGAAGGATGGGCGGATTGTGCGAGCGCGGGTTTAGTATGCATGGGCTGACCTTAGTACTTGCTATCCCTAGGTCAGCCCTTTGTGAATAGACTAGGCACCCGTATTATCTTTTCCTAAACTCTACAACAGTGCCACCTCCCCGCATGTCGGGAGAGTTTTTGAGCGTTGGCATTGGCTCAGAAATCGGCCTAAGTTTTCCCGACAGATACCCAAGCTCTAGGCCGCAGAGCTGCTCTATGTTGGCTGCCGGCATAAGCAGGTCTCTCAAAATATCCATCTTGCTTTTGAGGCCGGCATCTAATAGGGCATCAATAGCTCTTGGCATTAGGCGTACAGACTCAATGTCTAGGTCCGAATCAAAAGGTTCTCCTTTTGACCATCCTCTTGCCGAGTAGCTTTTTCTGAGACGCAATGTCTCTTCCTCACTTATCAACCCCAACTTATCCGCTCTATATATTATTGCTGCAACGGACACCCCCCAGCGCCTCTTTAATGCCAAGAGATTTTCAAGCGTTGGATATTTTGGGAGCTCAACAGAAAGCAATTCCTCAGGCAAAAGCAAGCAACTTGCAAAATAGTTGGCCTGACTTTCTACTTCTCTCAGATGAAGAAGATCAAATGTTTTTATATGCCTATGAAGTACGATGTGACCAAGCTCATGAGCCAGATCGAATCTAGACCGGTAGTAATTGCACTTGTCTACGGAAAGCAGAATGAAGGGCCTTTCACGCAGTTCATCCCACTGCGAAAGCCCGTCCATTTTTGTATTTCCTTGCTTTACATGCGCGCACACAATCCCAGCACCCTCTACTGCCATGCTGAGATCTTCGATAGGCGCGATACCAAGATCCCACAATTCTCTGCATTTAAGTGCTGCATTTGCAATATCGAGAGCATCAAGCTCGCGATGATCCTGAGCCCTGAGCACGGGTAGGTTTAGCTCTGGCCAATCTAACCATTCGGAAAGGTAACCTGCTATCTCTTGAAGCCAATGCATTTTGGTTCCAGCCTTTCCGCGGAGGTCGCCACTTGTAGTGGAAAGGGTCCTAAAAAAAACCGTGGAGTCTGGACGCTCATACAAAGGGCGAGTAAACCAAGCCACTGGAAACCCTAACGCGAATGACAGTGATTGAAGCGATTCAGATTCTGGAGAGCTATCTCCATTTTCCCATCTTGAAACTGAAGATGATGACTTTCCAATACGTTGACTGAGTTCTATTTTCGTCATCGACGAAAGCAGCCGAGCTTGAGTAAGGCGCTCGGGAACAAAGCCTGATATTCCCACTCTCATAATTTATCTTTACTTCCAGCTTTTTCGATTTCTTTAATAGCTTCTTTAACTCGAATAATAGCCTTGTCCGACTGCCTCTTCTTGGGAGCACTAACCACATCATCCATTGAGGAATAACAGGAAATTACTTTTGAGCAAGATTGGAGGTAATGCCA